TACCCTATGTCATTGTCCGATTTGCTGGTCATGAGGATTCAATGGAGGGCGAAAGCGAAGCTCGCGTCAATATCTATGTTGGCACATACTCAGAAAGCCCGGAAGGTTGGAGAGATGTGGCCAATGTGGTCGAGCATATCCGACATACGCTGCTGAAAAAACGGACGGTAGCAAACAAATTCAGACTGGCATTGCCGATGAAAAGCACGATTCCCACCGAAGAACAGCCATATCCGAACTGGGTAGGTTGGTTGGAAACGCGCTGGGTCATCGCGCAGCCTGTTGAGGAGGTATTTATAGATGGCGAAAAGTGGCTCTAAAGTAGAAGCAACGACAGTGCCAGCGCGCATGGTTTACTGCGGGCCGAATATCCCTGGTGGAGCATTACAGCAGTTTACGGTTTTCAAAGGCGGCTTTCCTTTGCATCTAGCTGAGCTGGTTGAGAAATGCCCGGCAATTAAGCTGCTGTGCGTTTCGCCGGATCAACTGCAGGCGACTCGGATCGGCGTAACAGTGAAGGGCAGCGCCTCAAATATTGCCTATGGGGAAGTTATTCACTATATCAAGCAAGGAGGAAAATAACACATGGCTTATAAGCATGGTGTTTACGCATCGGAAGTGCCGACATCGATCGTGCCGCCTGTTAATACAGAAGCCGGTATGCCGGTTGTTTTTGGTACTGCTCCGGTCAATATCGCGATCGATGCAGCAACCGTGAATACGCCGGTTCTCTGCTATACCTACGCAGAAGCAGTCGCGGCGTTCGGTTACTCCGACGACTGGACAAGTTATACGCTCTGCGAATTCATTTACAGCCATTTTGCCCTGCACGCTTCGGCTCCAGTCGTACTGGTAAACGTGCTCGATGCAGCAACGCAAAAAGAGGCCGTGGCCACCAAGGCAGTACCTTTGACCGCAGGGGTCGGCACTGTAAATGATGTCGGCATTGTGATGAGTACATTACAGGTTCGCTTGGAAGCGGCCGGTAATGTGCTGATCAAAGGTACTGATTATACCGCTGGCTTCGACGATGATGGCAAGGTAACGATTACACGCATTGCCACCGGCGCTATCCCTGCCAATCAGGCTACACTCGACGCTGCCTATGACAAGCTAAAGCCATCGATGGTGACTAAAGATGATATTATCGGCGGTGTCGATGAAACTACCGGCGCGCTAGAAGGGCTCGAGCTGATCAATCAGATATTCCCGATGTTTGGTTTATTACCCGGCATGATCCTGGCTCCAGGTTGGAGTGATAACGTTGAAGTGGCGGCGCTGATGAAGGCCAAAGCATCCAATATCAATGGTCATTTTAAGGCGATTACTGTGGTTGACGTCCCTACCGGCACTGTTAAGAAATATACGGATGTTGCCGCGTGGAAGAACACGAACAACTTCACCGACCCATTAGAGATCGTCTGCTGGCCAATGGTTAAACTCGGTGAAAAGGTTTTCCACCTGTCGACGCAAGTTGCAGGGGTTATGTGCTCTACCGATGCCGACAACGACGATATTCCGTACACCAGCCCATCGAATAAAGCCTTACAGGCTAACGGCGCGGTGCTGGCCGATGGTACCGAGGTATTGCTTGGCCCTGATCAGGCGACTTACCTTAACAGCCAGGGCGTTGTAACAGCGCTGAACTTTATTGGTGGCTGGAAAGTCTGGGGTAATCGCACCGGCTGCTATCCGAGCGTGACTGACGTAAAGGATGCATTCATTCCGATTCGCCGTATGTTCAACTGGATCGGCAATACGCTGGTTCTCACCTACTGGCAGAAGGTTGACTTCCCGCTAAATAAGCGCTTGGTGGATACAATCACCGACAGCGCAAATATCTGGCTGAACGGGTTAGCATCGCGCCGCTTTATCCTCGGCGGTCGTGTCGAAGTGCTGAAGGCTGAAAACCCGACAACGGATTTGATGGACGGAATCATCCGGTTCCACGTCTACGTGACACCGCCCAGCCCGGCTCGTGAGATCGACTTCATCTTGGAATACGATCCGGAATATTTGTCGACACTGTTCGGCTAAGAAAGGGGGATAAATAGATGTCAAACCAAGTACCGGAAAAACTAATTGCTTACCGCGTTTACCGTGATGGCATTGATCTGATCGGCATTGCTGATGTGGAACTGCCAGACCTGGAAGCAATGACCGATACCATCAAAGGAGCTGGTATTGCCGGCGAATTTGATAGCCCGACGATTGGCCATTACGGGTCAATGGCACTGAAACTGTCGTGGCGCACTCTGGTTCAGCCGGTGGCGTTTTTGTCGCAACAGAAGAGCCATGCGCTAGATATTCGCGGTGCCGTGCAGACACTTGAAGCCGGATCAGGCAACTATGTTGTTGTGCCGCTGAAGATATCCGTAAGGGTTACTCCAAAAAATACGGTCCTTGGGAAACTGGATATCGGGGCGAAAATGGATTCGTCCAACGAGTTTGAAGTTTCCTATCTCAAGGTAACGATTGATAATGTCGATGTGATTGAAATTGATAAATTTAATTACATTGCCAAGATTGATGGCGAAGACGCTTTAGATGCAGTGCGTGAAGCACTTGGGTTAGTATAGTGCGAGGCCCCGCTACCTGCGGGGCTTTCCTTGTATCAAGAAAGGAGTATGACCATGAAAATAAAACTGAGTAAAGCCTGCACGTTTGAGGGCAAGGAATACACCGAGTTGGATATAGATTTTGATAAACTCACGGGTAAAGATTTAGTTAGCGCGTCAAAAGAAGCGCGGCTTCTTGGCGACGCGAGCTCTGTTCAGGAATTGTCTCCGATCTACTTGGCCGTAGTCGGCGCGAAATCAGCGGGTGTTAGCGTTGATATGGTGCTATCGCTTCCGGCCAGGGACTTTACGGCGGTCAAAACAGCGGCGCAAAATTTTTTGCTAGAATAGGGTTGTATAACGCTGTTGAATCGCAAATACGACAGATTTGTATTCGTATGGCGAGATCAACCCGTAGTTCTGTATTTGATTGGCTTAACGTGCCGGTGTTGGATATACCCGGCTGGATTGATGACGCCGTAACGGTGGCAAAAGAGGAGGCGGCGCAGAGTGGCAGGTAAAACATACGAAATTGCGTTTAACCTCGCGGCGAAGCTCGGCAATTCGTTTAGTAGTTCTTTCACGGGAGCATCGCAAAAGCTGTCTGTGCTGCAGACTAATTGCAAATCGTTGCGGGCGGAAATGAAAGAGCTTGACGCTGCGCAGAAAAAAGGCGCTATATCTACTGCGGAGTGGACTGGCAAATACGAAAAGCTCACTGCGCAGTTATACCGGACAGAACAACTGCAAAATAGAGTAGCGCGAGCATCTGCTTGGCAAAACAAAGCTAAAAACGTAAGCAGTAATTCAAAAACGGCCCTGCAGACATCCGCTGCAGCCGGTGCAGTATTAGCGGCACCAACGGCTGTGGCCGTTTCTTTCGATACGGAAATGGCGTATGTCGCTAAACAGGTGGATGGTGCCCGCGATGCCACTGGCAAACTGACCGAGATCGGCCAGCAGGCAAAAACGGATATCCAGACAATATCTCGCGATATGAAGATCATGCCGGATGAAGTCGCCAGAGCCTACGCCATGTCAGCGCGATTCGGTGTCAAGGGAATGGATAATCTGCAGAAGATGACTGAAATTGGCATCATGATGGGCAAGTCTTTTGAGATGCCCGCAGAGCAGGTCGCTACAGATATGGCCAAGATCGGAAACGCCTTAGGCTATAACCTGCAGACAGCCGAAGGTATCGCAAAACTGGAAGCCTTAGCCGATAAGATCAACTATGTAGATGATCAGACGGTTGCAACTGGCGCCGATATTATTAATTTTATGAATAGCACGGCCGGCACAATCAAAGGACTGGCTCCAACAATGAGCGAGGGCATGACGATTGGGTTAGGGGGCGGCTTGCTTGCTGCAGGAGAACGGGCGGAAGTAGCCGGAACCGCAATTAATGCAATGCTTACAAAGTTTGCAGCGGCACCTACGGAGGCAAAAGGATTCCAGGAAGCACTTGAACAGATAGGTATGTCTGCCGAGCTACTGCAGGCCGGAGTCATTAAAGACGCCGACGGCGCCATCCTTGATTTGTTTAATCGTATCAACCAGCTTGATCAGGCCAGCAGAAATAATGTTTTAGCCGAATTAATCGGCAAAGAGCATATTGATACGGTATCAAAACTAACCGGTAACTATGATAAATTCCTAGAGTCAATTAAGATGGCCAATTCGGAAGCGGCCAAAGGCAGTATGCGGAAAGAATTTGAAATCATGTCCGCAACGGCCAAACGATCGATAGATGGCGTGCAAGCATCTTTAGCAAGGACGGCTGCGACATTCGGTGAAGCATTATTGCCAGACCTTAACGAAAAGAGTCAAAGCCTTTCCGGACTCATCGAGAAGCTCGGCCTGTTTGCGCGTGAGCATCCGCAGTTGACCAGCGCCCTGATGACCGGTGCGGCTGCGCTAGTCGGGTTTGCCGTTGCAGCATCTGCTGTTACTTGGGTGTTGAGCTCGGCTGCAGCTCCACTGATCCAGTTCGGACGATGGATGTTTTTAGCTCGCGTAGCAACTGATGGTGCGGTTATATCATCCCGGGCATCGGTTATCGCGTCTAAGGCGGCTACGTTGGCTACAAATGGATGGGCGGCAGCGCAGTGGCTGATTAATGCGGCTATGTCAGCAAATCCGATTGGATTAGCGATCGCAGGGATAGCGGCTCTGGTTGGTATCGTCTATCTGTTGTATCAAAACTTCGATATTGTCCGAAACGCAATCGACAGCGCCTGGGCCATGTTTCAATCCACTTTCCCGAATGCGGCCGCACTGCTACAGAGAATTGGCGATAAAGTGGCGTGGCTGGCTGGGAAGATTAAGGGGCTATTCGGCGGCAATGAGGAAATGAGCGTTTCAGTCGGGGCAAGTAGTGCGGGCGTTGCATCTAATGCAACAGGTGGTATCTATGGCAAGGGCTCATTCTTAACGACGTTTGCTGAGAAAAGCGGCGAGGCGGCGATCCCGATTGATGGCAGCGCTCGATCACTGTCACTATGGCAAAAAACTGGTGAACTGCTTGGAGCTCCACGGGGAGGATCTACGATCAGCGCAAGCTTTTCTCCTACCATAAACATGGGTAACGGGTCCAGCGTGGCAGATGTGCAGCAAGTGCTTGAGCGTGAGCGTGATAAATTCCGTCGGAT